CTGTTAAATCATCAACACCTGCACCTTGTCGTCAGATGCTCAAGGATGCATTTAAACTTTTAATGACTGCAACTGAAGATGATGTCATTGACTTTATTGAAAGTTCTAGAAAGAAGTTCAGATCACTTCCACCTGAAGATATTTCTTTCCCTCGTTCTGCGTCTGATGTTGTGAAATATAAATCATCATCTGACATCTATGTCAAAGGAACACCAATTCATGTTCGTGGTGCTCTTTTATATAATCACTATATCAAACAGAAGAAACTTACTAACAAGTATTCTTACATACAGAATGGTGAAAAAATTAAATTCTGCTATTTGAAAAAACCAAATATCATTCATGAAAATGTAATTTCTTTTATTCAAGAATTTCCAAAAGAACTTGGAATTGACAATTACATTGATTATGACTTACAATTTAATAAGTCATTTCTTGAACCACTTAAAGTTATCTTAGATGCTATTGGGTGGAAAGTTGAAAAAAGCGTAAACCTAGAATCATTCTTTTCCTAATGGAACTTCCTATCAACGACAAAGAACTAGCAACAATCGTAAGTGCTCTTCGCCTTGGTGGAGATATTGCTTTATATCAAAAATTGAATATCGTTAAAGATCTTCGTAAAGATAATCCGGATAACTATAAGACAGTTGCTAAAACAAGATTTGGATTTGTTCTGTAATGGAAATCATTAATGAAGAATTTAAGATATTATCTATTAAAAACTTTTTCAATCCTGATCAGAAAGAAAAAGAATGGATGAAGGTAATGATAGACCTTAATAAAGAAATCTATCATAAACCAGTAGCTACAAAATTAGGTCCATACAATTGGGGTGTAATAGATGGTGAGGTAGCATTATTTGACAATCTATATCAAAAATACCTAGAATGTTGTTTTGATATTTTTGGAAAATTTGTTGTTTCCCCTGAAAACGTATCTATTTGCTATTCATATTGTGGAAATAAAGAAGATATGGGGGAGAGAATACCACATTGGTGGCATGATCATTTTCTTACATCATCAATAAATTCTGTATATTATCTTGAGGTTTTTGAGGATGGTATCACTTTTGCAAAGGATGTAAACAATGATTATATTATGAAACATTTTTTAGAACATGGAAAAATGCCTGATACAACAAAGATATTTGACTACCTCCCAGAAAATGGAGAATTGATTATCTTCCCACCAGATTTACTTCATGCAGCACAACCAAATAAATCCCTTGATTATAGGTATTCGCTTAACATGGAAATAAGATCAGATAACCGCTCAAAAGAATTGTTTGATAGAGTTTTTTAAATATGGATTTTTTAAAAGAAATTGTAAAAGAGATCGGAGATGACTACACAAAACTTGCATCCGATATTGATGATACTGAAAAATTTGTTGACACGGGTTCGTACATTTTTAACGGACTTGTTTCAGGGTCTATTTTTGGTGGTGTATCTGGGAATAAGATTACTGCCATTGCTGGTGAGTCTTCTACTGGAAAAACTTTTTTCTCGCTTGCGGTTGTCAAGAACTTCCTGGATTCTAATCCTGACGGTATGTGCTTATATTTCGATACTGAAGCCGCTGTTAACAAGTCTCTTATTTCAAGTCGCGGGATTGACATGGACAGACTTGTTGTTGTCAATGTAGTAACTATTGAAGAGTTCCGAAGTAAAGCACTTCGTGCGGTAGATATGTATTTGAAAACTGAAGAAGATGAGCGCAAACCTTGTATGTTTGTTTTAGATTCTTTGGGTATGCTTTCTACTGAGAAAGAAATCACCGATGCACTGAATGATAAACAGGTCCGTGACATGACCAAATCGCAATTGGTCAAAGGTGCATTCCGTATGCTTACTCTTAAACTGGGTCAAGCAAATATTCCTATGATCGTTACCAACCATACTTACGATGTTATTGGCGCTTATGTCCCTACAAAAGAAATGGGTGGAGGCAGTGGACTCAAGTACGCGGCTTCTACAATCATCTATCTCAGCAAGAAAAAAGAAAAAGATGGAACAGAAATCGTTGGAAATCTTATCAAGGCAAAGACTGCTAAGTCGCGTTTAAGTAAGGAGAACAAAGATGTCACAGTACGCCTTTATTATGATGAGCGGGGTCTTGATCGGTATTTTGGTCTCCTGGAGTTGGGTGAGATAGGAGGTTTATGGAAAAATGTTGCTGGTCGATATGAAATGAATGGTAAAAAAGTTTATGCAAAAGCAATTCTGAAAGACCCAGAAATATATTTTACTGATGAAGTAATGGAGAAACTCGATGAAATCGCAAAAGAACAATTTTCATATGGTTCGTCAGTATGACGCAATTATTCCAAAAGAAGTATGTGAAGCATTAATTGAAATATTTGAAGTAAACACTCAAGGACATCAAAAAATAAATTCAGATTACAAACCTTCTTTTACACAATTAAATATTAATGAGCATGTTTCTTCTTTGGTTTCTGGTCTAGTTCAATATACTAAAGAAGCATATGATAAGTATGCTGCAGATATTTCTTCTCCATATATTCCAAGGATGGATTATATGGAAGAGTTTCGTATAAAAAGATATTGTCCTGGTGGAGAAGAAAGGTTTGATGAACACGTAGATGTAAGGAGTCATGCTTCTGCAAAAAGATGCATTGCATTTATTTTTTACTTAAATGATTGTGATGGAGATACTGTATTTTCCCAACATGAGTTGAATGTAAAACCAAGTTGTGGTAAAGTGGTTGTGTTTCCTCCCACCTGGGAATATCCTCATAGTGGATTAGCACCTAAAGACGGGAACAAATATATTTTGAGTACTTACATTCACTATGGATAAAGTTGAAGTATTGATTCTTAGGAACCTTCTTTTTAATGAAGAATATCTACGTAAAGTAGTTCCATTTATTAAACCAGATTATTTTGAAGATCTTACTCAAAAAATGATCTTTGAAGAAACCTTATCATTTGTTCAAGAATATAATCAACCACCTACAAAAGAAGTTCTTTGTATTGAAGTTGAAAAACGTGATGATATAAATGATACATCATTTACCGAGGCAACTAAATTTATTAGTTATCTGGAAGATGTTCCAACTGATTTTGATTGGTTAGTTGATACAACTGAGAAGTGGTGTAGGGATCGTGCAATTTATCTTGCATTGATGGAGTCCATTGCTCTTGCAGATGGGACTGATGAAAAGAAAGGGCGGGATGCTATCCCAAGCATCCTTTCAGACGCTTTAGCAGTGTCTTTTGACTCCCATGTGGGTCACGATTACTTACTTGATTATGAGGCAAGGTATGAGTCATATCACCGCAAGGAAGACAAGATCGAATTCGACTTGGAGTATTTCAACAAGATTACGAAAGGTGGTCTCCCGAACAAGACACTTAACATTGCTCTTGCTGGCACTGGTGTCGGTAAAAGTTTGTTTATGTGCCATGTGGCATCTTCCGCACTCTTGGGAGGGAAAAACGTATTATACATCACGCTTGAAATGGCTGAGGAGAAAATTGCAGAGCGAATCGATGCTAATCTTCTCAATGTACCTATCCAAGAGATAACAGAACTTCCTAAGTTAATGTTTGAAAACAAGGTAACAAATCTTGCAAAGAAAACACAAGGTACTCTTATAATTAAGGAGTATCCTACAGCATCGGCACATAGTGGACACTTTAAATCACTTCTTAATGAACTTGCACTTAAGAAGTCATTTAGACCTGATATTATTTTCATTGATTACCTTAATATATGTGCTTCCAGCAGGTATCGCGGAAACAGCAATGTCAATTCATATAGCTATATCAAGGCTATTGCTGAAGAACTTAGAGGACTGGCTGTCGAGGCGAACGTACCTATCGTATCTGCCACCCAGACTACCCGTTCTGGTTATGGTAGCAGTGATGTGGAGCTTACTGATACTAGTGAGTCCTTTGGTTTGCCTGCTACTGCTGATCTTATGTTTGCCCTTATTTCAACTGAAGATCTTGAAGGACTCGGGCAAATTATGGTGAAGCAACTAAAGAATCGATATAACGATCCAACTATTTCAAAGAGGTTTGTTATTGGTATTGATCGCGCTAAGATGCGTCTTTATGATTGTGAACAGACAGCGCAAGATGATATTATTGACAAAGGTAAGGAAGAGGAGTATACTTATGAAGAATCAAAACCAAAGAAGTCTTTTGCTGGGTTTAAATTTTCATGAGAGGTTACTACTCCGTCTTTGATCCAGACGGTAAAAAGATCGCTGATTGTGGGCAAGAAAGAGATGCAGTCAATCTTATTGGATCGAGAAATCGTAGATGGGATGGACAC